CTTGTGCATGAGTAGTTGCCCAAAATTCAGTTAACCAATCAAAATCTCTAACATTACTATAATCCCAATCTGTTAAAAGAGTTTTATAAGCTCCTTCCCTAGCTCCTAGTATTGACCAAATACCGTTTTCGACATCAGCACCAACACTACACCAAATTAACAATCTGTGATAATTTTGCCACCAGATTTCACTAATATTGTTTACCTTAGCACCTTGTACTAGGCACATTTTTACACCTTCACGGAATCCGGCTCTCCATGCTTGTTCAGGAGTTGCGTTGGTAAAACTTTCACTGTAACATTCATTAAACTGATAATAGCGTTGATCAAAACAAAACTCAACACGACCTTGCACATCATTCGGATCACTATTTTCATGTGTTTTCATTTCGTTGACAAATTTACGTGTCCATAATTTAAGTCCACCGTTGCCGTACTTTAATCCGTTTACATAAACATTGCCTGCCCAACTAAACACATTTTCATCTGTAAATTGTTTACCATCTATTTCAATTTCAACTTCTAAGTACTTTGGATCAATTATGTTATCACCGTCTACTGTAGTAAAGTATTCTGTTTCACTTAATGCCGCACAGGCTTTATGTGCCGCATCTGAACCTTTTACTCCATGCACACGTTTTGCCCAAGGTACCTTTGTCAGTAAATCTGCATAGTTTTTTTCAGCATTTGGTTCGTTGTAGCTGAGAAATATAATGTCTTGTTCTATAACTTTAATTGTTGTCATTTATAATCCTTAATTTTTGACTTTCAAAAATTAGTTTTGTTGCAATATTAATTTTATCTATTTTTAATTCAAAATCACTTTCAAATGCAATACCAACACATTGTTTTGAAAACAAATCAGTTGAATCAATAATAATAGTCCTAATTAAAAAATCATAATCATTTTCTAGAATAATAAAAAACAAAACCTTTGCATTGTCTAATTTTACAGTAAGTCTACTTTTTGCCGCGGCTGACAAAAAGAAATTCCATTCTTTTTTAGGACCATTCCATTCTACTAACAGTTCAGGATCTGTAACGGAATTTTCAGTTACAACTTCCAGCATGGTATTTTTAAAATTATACGCTTGTTCAACTGCTGAAATTAGTTGTAAACTTGTTTTTTCACCTTCCTTAACTAGTCCTAGTAAATAGTCGCTAAATTTTTCTTTACCCGAAACTAATCTTTCATAAGTATCGTAATCTACTTCAAGATAATCTTTATAGAGTTTTATTTTTTCATTTGTAACAGATAATAATTGTTTTGTGTCAACATCATAATATGCATAAAATACATCAGGAATATGCTTAGGTGGAGAAGCTATTTTTTTACGAGCCATACACTAACTCCTCTAAACGATTAATTATTTTTTCATTTATAAAATCTTTTTCAACATAATGAAAAATCTTTTCTTGCTTTATGTTACCTACTACAAATTCTCCTTTAGAATTTAATACACAATTAACATAATTTCTCCAGCTGATTGGTGTAGAATCCCAACCTTGTATTGCAGGTTTCATATGTACAAATTCTAATGGATTTACTAAATCAATAGCATCGTCTTGCATACCAGAAATAACTAAAGCTAAGGCTGCGGCTAGATCCATGCTCACCCAATCTTGCGGTTCTAATGGTGCAAATGTTCCTCTGCAAAATTCCCAGTTTGTTATAACAAATTCTAATATTTTATAAAATTCAAAACTAGCTTGATTCTTTTTAAAATAATGTAAAGCAAAATAAGGATTAGGTAAATTATTAGCTATAAATGTTTTACGGTGATGTGTATCTTGAGATATTAAATCTAATTTATAATTTCGTATTTTACTACAAAATTTAATATCAAAATTACTACAATATTTCCACCATAAACTAATATCAGCTAGTACTAGCATATCTGCATCTAATACTATTGTTTCATCATATGGAGTAGTATAATAAAGTTTCCAACGATGCTCTGCTTGCAACAGATCGTTACTAGTAGATTCAAACCAAGGAATTGGAATTATTTTATCAAATACACTAAGATACTGTTCAGGTACAGGACTATTAGTTACTAGGCTAATATTTTTAATTTCCTTTTGACTATACTTAATACTTAATGCCAATGCATAGGCTTGTTGAATATAATCAACAGTATCTGAATTTTGTGCAAAAACTAAGAATCCTTTAAACACCAGAACCTCCGTCTATAAATCTACTTAGGCTTAGTTTATTCATTACATGAACATCTAATCCTGTTGTTTTTGTAACCAAATATTCTCCAAGATAATCTTTTTTCTGAGTTAAAAATTTCATCTTGTTTCCATAGGCACCAATTAATATATCATTATCGGTTGCATAGACCATTTTACCTGGTAATTCTATAGCAAAATTATTATTAGTTTTACCACTCATGATATGTATAGCAATACTAAAAGCAAAATCATTTCTATACAAATTAGAAGAAATATTATAAAGCAATCTAAAATATTGCCAGTTGTCTTTTATATAAGAAATTAAATTAAAAAACAATTCATTAACTTCATTTTTTTGAAAGATAAAAACAGTAGCCCAATAAAAAGGAATACTATATTGATTAATTCTTTGGAATTCTTCGTTGTATCGTTCGAACGCTAGATCAAAACTATTTTGATAAATTTGAAAATCGTAATTATTTTCTAAAGCAGATTTTAAAACAGGAGAATTAATGATATAATCACTGTCAATAACTAGTGTTCTATCATAAGGTGTTAAATTAAAAATGTTAACACGGTCCTGATTTTTCCAAGACAATGATTTAGAGCTTAATGCTCCATCATAGAATTTTTTTGTAGATGCTTGATTAGAATATTGTAATTCAATTATTTGATCAAATTTATGATCAGGAAATGCATTTAATAGATAATCTTTACTATCCGTAGCTATGCTTACAGGAATTTCTAAATGTTCTTGTATTTTACTAGCCGCAAAAATTGCTAATTTTATATAATCAATAGATGCATTGTTTTGTGCAAAGATCACTGCGCCCGTTGTCATAGTTCGACAATGTCTGAAATTTTTCTTTTGCGCTTTATTTCTGCATATTTTGCCGCATAGTCATTTGTAGCTTCAAAGTAAATCAATGATATATCATCAAAAAACTTTTGTACGTCATTGATGACAACCGGCATGTTATTAGAGTCTAAAAATGCCACATCTTCTAAGTGACCAATATCTAAAACAGTTTTGGTAAAATTAATCAGTTCTGGACTAATTTTAAATGTGGCTCCGTTAATATAGCATATTAACTTTTGATTATATTCTTCTAATATTATTCTGCGTTGATTAGACAGCGTTGACATATAATTGGCAACAGCAAACGCTTTTTCAATTCTTTCATCCATAGATAACTCCGTAGTATACGATAATATACTACTTTAATTATCTTGTCAATGGATTAGGTAATTAAGGTCCTGAACTCGTTACACTTGGAGCATATCCGCCAACTGTAACGTTTGAACCAGAAGCATAGTAGCCTTGAACTGTACTTGTTAAAGTACCTTCTACATTTTCATCTGTTCCCCATGGGGCATTTGGTTGTCCTGATAAATCCTGGAATGAAATTGTAAATGTAATAATGCTACCAGTACCATCTACTTGTGCATAAATGTCATATTGGTTTGGCGTATATGTAGGACTACTTGTAGCTTTAGTAAATAAAGTTTGCGGACTTGTTGTTAATTGATAAAAACCAACACTACTTGCTGGACTTCCAGATCCAGTATTTGTAGTGCTATTGTAATTCATAGTAATAGTACCCATATTATTTAACAGAGTTGCCCAATCGTTACCTTTTGCTTGACTCCCGTCTGCTGGAATATTTGTTAGGCTTGCACTAAATTGTATATTACTTCCTGAATTAAAGTAATATCTTGCATTAGAATTGCTACTGAAATTAAGAGTCACTGTATGATTAATTGTGCCATTCCAAGCAGTTGTTCTTTGAGAAGAAGACAATGTAACCAATGATGCTTGACCAGAAGGTGGTTGAACTAGAGCATTTGTTTGTACAAGTTGTGCAAACTGGTAATAAGCATTCCAGTCTGAATATTTAACAAGTATACCTGTACTAGGTAATGTTAAATTTCCACTTTCGTTATTACCAGTTTGGTGTTGTCTGGCCGCAAGTAAATCGTTTCTTAATGCAATCCACTGTGCCGCGGTAATTTTTTGTCCTACGCTAACCTGACTACTAGTAACTGTTTGTCCGTATCCAAGTGTTCCAGAACCAGAGCCTAACACCGTAGCAATAATTGACTGTATTGCATTAAAGTCACTAGCAAGTATTTGGGTGCCTTGTCCAGCCATTTTTTATCCTTTTTAACTTCTATTTTAAAGTA